CTGGGGCCGGCTGAAGGCGCTGCTCGAACCTAGAACCCGCAGGATCAAATGGCATTGGCGGGAATGGGCGGGATTGACCGGGGTCTGGCGGGATAATGGCGGGTTTCCGCGGCGAATGTGGTCCCCGACTGGATCGCCTGGGCGAGGCGGCGCGCAAGATCGAATGGCAATCGCACCGTATCGAGGCGCTCGCCGGGGTGGGGTCATGTCGGAAGGCGGGAACGGGCTTTGAGGCCGAGGGCCTTGGCGCAGGCCGGCAGAGACTTGGCATAGAGGGCAGCGTCCGCGCGCGCCGAAACCAGGGCTCGGGCCGGTTCGAACGTTCGAAGCGAACTCGCATAGTTGGCCAGGTTCGAAGCCGCCATCACGCAGTTCAGCTTATCAAAATCGCGTAGGTCACCGAGAATACCTTCGGATTTCCCAATAAGTTTCATCAGTTCGAGCGACTGTCGGCGCAATTCCTCGCCGTCGGCCGTTTCGACGGCGGCAACGATCATTGTCTCAGCACTGAGAACGCCTCTCAACCACCGGCGCTGCTCTTCGATATCGGCCCTGGAGGCCGAAATGGTCGAAAGAAGGGCAACTAAAAATACGGTCATTCTCTTCATTCGGCACCCTTCAGACGGGAAATTTACAAACACCTGGTTGGGACAAGCAACTCGACGCTGTCCATCCAGGTTGTATAAGAAAAAATCAGGGATTGCACAACCATCAAGCCTCGCGTTTGGTCTGGCCTGGTGCGTTAACGGCGGTTTGAAGCGCCTTCTTCAGTCTGACCTCCATCAGATCAAGCAGGGCCGGCCATTCGTCTTGGTCGCCGGCCTGGTCGACGATTTCACTGTATTTCTCTGCGGCAACGCGCCCTTTATCAATATCCGAGGCGCGCATTCCTATGTCGCGATAGGCGCGAGAGACCCGATCCAGCACCCGACCGAACAGTTCAGGGTCAATCATGGGTGCCCTGGAGATCTCCGCTGACTTCGGCTTATCGACAACAGATTGATTTTGCGCCTTCGGCCCCTCGCCAGTGATCAGCCACACGAGAGATACGTTGCAGCGCGCCGCGATTTGAGCGGCCTTCTCTGCACCTGGAATGCTTCCATCGAGATACTGGCGCATCGACGATGCCGCAATTCCGCAGTCCCGAGCGAAAGCTGCCAGCTTTCGCGAGCCCATCAGCTCGCGAAGCCGTGCGGTGATGCCTCCCTCGTCCATTTCAAACTCCGAACGCATTTCGGACTTCCGGAACCAGCGCAATTACGTTGTTTTTGCTCGATCCATCAAAGGGATACGCGCAAAAACCGCGTAATTAAGTCGATCACGAACTCCGAAGCGGGGAAGTCCGCGCAATTAGGCTGGACAAAACAGCGTAATTACGCGACATTCGCACCACCAACCGTGACGTAACACCCCCAACCGGAGACGACCCTGCCAGGCCGTCTCGGAGGAGAACTCAGACGATGTCCAGGAAGTGGGACAACCACGAGATCAAGGCCGAGCTGGCCCGGCGTGGCTACACGCTGACCGGCCTCGCCCTCGAAAACGGGCTCCATGAGAGCGCCTGTAGGCGTGCGCTTTGCGGCGCATGCATGCCGGGCGCCATGGTGATCGCCAACGCCTTGGGTGTGACCGTCCAGGAGCTTTGGCCTGGGCGTTACATCCGGCGTCGTCGGAACCCTGCCACGGCAAGCGGCGTTGACGCGAGTCCGAAGTGTGCCGACCGCGCGGACCGCGGAGCCGCCGCATGAGCCGCTTCGTGTCCGTCGAGCGGCTGTCCGCAGACACCCTTTTCGCGCGTGCAACCTCCCCTGAAGCCGGCCTCGACGCCGACGCGCGCGACCTGGCGGAGGAGCCCGAGTGCTCCTCCGCCGCCCTCCTTTCCCGGATCGTCTTCGATCTCATCGCGGTCTGCCTGTTCCTGGCGGCCGCGATCGTCTGGCTTGCCGCCGCTGCCGGCACGCTCTGAACCCGCGACTTCGCGCATCCCGGAACCGTCCATGACCCTCCAGCACATCGATACCTCCCGCATCGACGCCACCGATCGCCTGCGCCAGATCAACCCGGGCTGGGTCGAGGCCTTCGCCCGCGAGATCGAGGCGGGCGCCATCCTCGCCCCGGTCGACGTGGTCGAGACCGCCGACGGCTATCGCCTGATCACCGGCGGCCATCGCCTCGCCGCGCATGTCAGCCTCGGCCGCACCACGATCGAGGCCCGCGTCTGGCCGGCCGCGGCCTTCCCCGACGAGGGGGCGATGCGGCTGAAGGAGATCCAGGAAAACATCCTGCGCTTCGAGCCGACCGAACTCGATCGGGCGGTCGCGCTCCTGCACTGGAAGCGGATTTTCGAGGAAACTCAGCCACTCCCGAAGCGCGGTCGGCCGTCGAAGGAAATTGCGGCAGATCCTGCCAGGATTTTCGCGGAGCGGTTTTCGGTGGCCGCGGCGAACGCCATGGGCATCTCGGAACGCTCCGTTCGGCTGGCCGTTCAGATCGCCACCGGGCTTTCCGACCAGACCCGGGAGCGCATCGCGCTGGCGCCGATCGCGGACTTGCAGTCCGAGCTGCTGCAGCTCGCCGCGCAGCATCCCGACCGGCAGGCGAAGATCCTCGACCTGATGCTGGCCGATCCGCCCGCCGCCGGCTCGGTCGCCGAGGCGATCGCGGTCATCGACCGGGTCCCGGCGCCGGCCGCCCTGGCGCCTTGGGAACGGCTTTCCGATCGGTTCGGTCGCCTTTCCGAGCGGGAGCAGGTGCGCTTCTTCGCCGCCCATGAGGAGGCGATCGAGCGCTGGATGGCCGCCCGGCCGCGTCGCCGGAGCGCCTGACCGCGATGAAGCGCCCGCGCGACACCTCGACCCTGGACCTCTTCCGGGACATCCGGCCGGAGCCGGTCGTGCCCCGGTTCGAGGAGGCCGAGGTCCGGGCGTGGACGCGGGCGCGGCGGCTGTCCCGGGCGATCGCCCGGACGCTGGAGGATGACGGCCGGAACCGCGACGAGATCGCGGCCGCGCTGTCCGAGATGATCGACGAGAAGGTCACCCGCGCCATGCTCGACGCCTATGCGAGCCAGGAGAAGCCGCACGCAATCAGCGCCACCCGGCTCGCCGGGCTGGTCGCGGTCACGGGCGATGCCCGGCCGTTCAATGCCCTCCTGGCCGATGCCGGCCTGATCGTCGTCGACGCCAAATACGAAGCGCTCCTGAAGCGCGAACGGGCGCGGGAACTGAAGGAACGGGCCGAGCGGGAAGAGCAGGCGGCGGATGCCGAATGGAGGGCACGCCGGTGAAGGAGTGGCTGACCGCGCGCGAATTGGCCGCCGAGGCTCTGCCGGACATGCCGGAGACCGAGCGCGGCGTGCAGATGCTCGCCGAACGCCTCGGCTGGGCCGACAGCATGGCCTATGTGCGCAACCGGGCGGCGCGGGGCGGCGGCCTGGAGTTCCACATCAACCTGCTGCCGCCGGTGGCTCGGCTGGAATACGAGCGCCGCCACCGGCAGATCGTCCGGCCGGAACCGCAGGTCCGGCCCGCGATCGTTCTCGGCGAAGGCCTGACCGACCGCGCCGCCCGGGAGCGCGACGCGCGCCTCGCCATCGTGGCGGCGTTCGAGGCCTTCAGCCAAGGCCAGCGGCTCGGTGACGCCGCCCGCAGCCAGATCTTCGTCGATCGCTACAATCTCGGCGCCATCGCGGTCGATCCCTGGATCCGCGAGACGGTGCGGTCGCTATCCAAGCGCACCCTGGCCCGCTGGCGCTCGGCGAAGTTCATGGGCCGAGCCGACAGGCTCGCGGTCGACCGCTCGGCGGCCAGAAAAGGAAAAGGGGTTCTCGACACGGCCGCCGGCGGCCGCGTGCGCACCTTCGTTTTGGCGCTGATCGCCCACCAGCCGCTGCTGACCGCGACCCAGGTGCGCGTCCAATGCGGAGCCGAGTTCGGCCGCGAGCTGATCGACCATGAAACCGGCTTGATCCTCGCGCTGCCACCCGTCCGAACCTTCCAGCACTGGCTGAAGACGCTGAAGGAGACCGAGAAGGTTCTCCTGACCCGGCTCTCCGATCCGAACCGCTATCGTTCCAACATGGCGCCGTCCGGCACCGGCACCTATCGCTGGGTCCGGCAGCCGAACACGCTCTGGATGATCGACGCCTCGCCGGTCGATGCCCTCTGCATCGACGGTCGCCACACGATCTATGCCTGCATCGACATCGCGACACGCCGGACAGTCTTCTATGTCAGCCGCACGCCGCGAGCCGCCGCGGTCGGCATGCTGATGCGCAAGGCGATCCTGGCGTGGGGCGTGCCCCAGAAGGTCAAGACCGACAACGGGTCGGACTTCGTCGCCAACGAGACCAAGCGGCTGATGGCGTCGCTCGGCATCGAGATGGAACTGTCCGACGCCTATTCGCCCCAGCAGAAGGCGCATGTCGAGAGCGTCATCAAGACCTTCCAGCATGGATGCGCCGCTCTCCTGCCGGGCTTCGTCGGCCACTCGGTCGCCGACCGCAAGCGGCTGGAGGATCGGAAGACCTTCGCGCAGCGGCTCGGCGAGGAGACGGCCGAGACCTTCGGCGTCAGCCTGACCGGCGAGGAACTGCAGCGCATCGTCGACCAATGGGCCGAGACCATCTATGCCCGCACGCCGCATTCCGGGTTGAAGGGGGCCACGCCGGCCGACACGGCGGCCGGATCTGCCGCAACGATCCGGACGGTCGACGAACGCGCGCTCGACATCCTGGTCATGCCGGTGGCGGATGGCGGCATCCGCAAGGTGACGCGGCTCGGCATCCGGGTCGACCATCGCCACTACCAGATCGGCGAAGCCGATGTCGGGCAGCGCGTCCTGGTGCGCATGGACCCGATGGACGCCGGCCGGGTGCTCGCCTTCGATGCCGATGACGGCCGCTTCGTCGGCATCGGCAAATGCGCGGAGCTGAGCGGTCACCATCCCTCGACGCTGGTCAAGGCCCGGAAGGAACTCGTCAACGAGCGATATCGCGCGGCTTCGAAACACGTTCGCGCCGAGATCAAACGCCTCGTCCGTGGCCCGGCGCTGATCAACAAAGCCCTGGAGTTCGCTGCGCAGAACGAGCCGAACGTGGTCGCCCTGCCGAAGCGCGAGGAGCGCCATGAGACGCCGGCGATCGCCGCCGCGCTCGATGCCTCGGCCCGCCCGACCTCGACGCCTCGCGCCATGGATGCCCGAACCGCCGCCCTCCACGCCGAGCTGACCGCTGCCCCGATCGCGGTCGAAGCCGGCGACAAGGTCCGCCCCCTGCGCCGGCAGGAAACCAGCCATCAGCGCTTCCGGCGCGCCCAGGCGCTGGAGGCCCGCCGGGCCGCCGGCGAGGCGCTTTCGGAAGACGAAGCCTTCTGGCTCGGCGGCTACTCCGCCGGACCCGAGTACCGCGCCATGCGTGCCGTCTACGAGGACGCCGGCGGGGAGCAGTTGCGGTGAGTGAACCGCCCCGGAACGCGCCCGGGGCCATCCGAACCTGAATTCTGAGGCCACAGCATTGAACGCCCAAACGCCAACCATCCGAGGGACGGTCGCCCTCCTGAAGAATGTCGCGGCCTGCATGGTCGTGATGGAGAAGCTGCGCCATCGCGGCTCCGGCCGGCCGGGGCTCGGGGTCTTCTACGGCCATTCCGGCTTCGGCAAGACCTATTCGGCCATCTATGTCCAGAACCGCACCGGCGCCGCCCGGGTCGAGGTCGGCGACAGCTGGACCCGCAAGGTCCTGCTCGAAAAGCTCTGCTTCGAGCTGAACATCGAGGCACGCGGCACCATCCCGCAGCTCGCCGACAAGGTGATCGAGACGCTGGTCGACGACGACCGGCCGGTGATCATCGACGAGGCCGACAAGCTCTGCGACCGCAACATGATCGAGCTGGTGCGCGAGCTGCAGGAGGCGAGCGGCGCGCCTTTCCTCCTCCTCGGCGAGGAGAAGTTGCCGTCCAAGATCGCCCAGGTCGAGCGGGTGCATAACCGGGTGCTGGTCTGGGAGCCGGCGCAGCCCTGCGACCTGGAGGATGCCCGCGCGCTCGCCCGCCTGGTCGCGCCGATCGAGATCGCCGACGACCTGATCGCCCATATCTGCACGATCTCCGGCGGTCGCGCCCGGCGCATCGTCGTCAATCTCGACCTGGTCACGGAGTACGGCCGCAATGCCGGTTTGAAGGCGGTTTCCAAGGCCGATTACCAGGGCGAATTCTACACGGGCGCCGCACCCCGGCCGCGGGGGCAGTGATGATCATCCTCGCCCTGCAGGTCGACAAAAGGACCCCCATCCGGCGCGGCTCGGCGCATTACTGGTCGGTGATCCGGGACCTGACCGCCGGCCCCGGCGGGCTCGACCGCCCGGTCGCGCTCACCGAGATCCTGGAGCGCTCCGCCGCCACCGACCACCGCACCGTGCGCGGCTTCCTGCGCACGCTCGCCGCCGCCGGCCTGGTCGAGCCCCTGCCGGGCTCGCCGCCACGCTGGCGCGTCCTCAAGCGCCCGACCCAGTTGCCGCCCCTGACGCGGGACGGCCAGCGGGTGGCTTCGAAGACCCAGCAGATGTGGAACACCATTCGGGCGCTGCCGTCCTTCACGGCCACCGAGGTCGCCGTCGCGGCCTCGATCGAGGGTAGCATCGTCCAGGTCAGCTCGGCGAAGACTTACGTGCTGCTCCTGGCCCATGCCGGCTACCTCAAGGTCGAGCGTGCCGGCGGCCCGAACGTCCCGTCGATCTATCGGCTGCGGCCGAGCATGAATACCGGGCCGCTGCCGCCGAAGATCCTGCGCACCAAGCTGGTCTACGACCCCAACCGCAACGAGATCGTCGGGCCGTCCGAGGCCGAGGAGGTCTCATGCTGAGGGGACCCCGCAGCGGCACGCTGACCGTCGACTATGTCGAGAAGGCCCGGGCCGCGTGGGGCGACCTGCCGGACTGGGTCCTGGCGCTGGCCGAGGAGGCGACCCGCGCCGGCGCGGCCGGGACCGCCAAGCGGCTGCAATACAGCCCCTCCGTGGTCAGCCAGGTGCTCGCCCGCAAATACGGCGTCCACGGCAAGGGCGGCGATCTCGAAACCTTCGAGGCTGTCGTCCGCGGCGCCCTGATGGGCTCCACGGTCGAGTGCCCGGTGCTCGGCGAGATCGGCCGCGACCAGTGCCGGCGCGAGCAGAGCCGCCCTTTCACAGCCAGCAACTCCACCCGGGCGCGGCTGCGTCGCGCCTGCAAGACCTGCTCACATCGTGAGGTGAAATCATGAGCGCACGCCCCGCTCCCCTGGTCTCCGGCGCCGGCCGTCCGGTCGTTGCCACCGTCTCGATCGACGGCCGCCCCTGGCGCGGCCGCGGCAGCCTGGTCGACGGGGCCTCGCCCGTCGTCGTCCTGACCCTCGAACCCCTGCCGGCCGCGCCGCTGTTCTCGCGCCAGGCCGAGGATGCGGAGGTGATCCATGTCTGATCCGGCTCGCACCTTCATCGAAAGCCTTGCCGACACGTTCCGCCGCGCCGCCGAGGCGAACCAGGCGATCGACATCAACATCGATCTCTACGGGATCGTCACGATGGCCCTCGTCGGCGTCAGCAGGGAACTGGATCGCCTGCAGGCCGACCGCGACCGCGTAACCGCCGCCTACGCCGCGGCCGTGGACGAATGCAACAGGGCGGTCGTGACCTGCAACGAGGCCCTGGCCGTCGCGCGCCAGGTGGTCGGCGTGCAGGAGATGGCCGCCGCCTCGATACCGCTGCCGGCCGGTGTGGTCCGGCTGCCGACCCGCCGGATCGTGCCGATCCGCGTCCCCGAGGGAGGGCAGCCGGCATGACCGCCACCGTCACCGTCGCCACCATCGTCGAATGCGTCTCGGAGGTGACCGGCATCCCGGTCGCCGACATCCTCTCGCACCGCACTGCGCGCGAGATGGTCCGCGCCCGGCATGTCGCCTGCTGGATCGCCAAGAACCGAACGGACTACACCCTGCCGCGCATCGGCCGGTCGCTCGGCGGCCGCGACCACTCGACGGTGCTCAATGCCGTCGCCCGGATCGACCAGGCCCTCGCGGACCCGGCCGAGCGCGAGACGCGCGCGATCGTCGAGGCCGCGGAAGCCGCCCTGGAGATCGTCGCGGCCGTGCTCGCCACCGGCATCGTACCGCCGCCGCCCGCCGACATCGATCCGGTCGCCG